GCGTGGCATCACGCTCCGCGACTGGGAGCGCTGCAACAACCCTGATGACTTTCAGCTATCGCCCTACTTCGACAAGTGCTGGCGCGACACCGGCTTCAGAGAACTGGACGAGGACGAAGAACTGCAGCACGGTGATGCGTTGCTGCTAGCCATCAACAGCGCCGGTCTCAACCACTGCGCCGTCTACCTCGGCCATCAAGAAGTGCTGCACCACATCCAGCATCGCCTGAGCGGGCGTGACTTCTATTCCGGCTGGCTCCTAAAGTGTACGGGTAGGAGGTTGCGTCATGTTGCGTAAGATCAAGCTATACGGCAAGCTGGCCAAGTTTGTCGGGCACCGCATCCTTGAAGCTGACGTAGCAACCGCCGCTGAAGCCGTGCGCTTCCTGGTTGCGAACTGGCCAGAGCTGGAGCGCCACATGGCTGACCAGTATTACCGCATAAGTGTCGGCACCTACGACTTGGCAGCAGAGGAGCTGCACGACCCTGCCGGCCAGCAAGAAATCAAGATCGTGCCCGTGATGGCTGGCGCTGGTGCAACGGGGAGAATAATCGCGGGGATTGCGCTGGTCGCTATCGGCTTGTTTGTCCCTGGCATCGGCGCACTAGGTGTGCAGATTTTGGTTGGCGTCGGCGCCAGCCTCGTTCTTGGCGGCGTCGCCCAGCTACTCACGCCAACACCAAAGATACCCACCGGCCCCGACACGCAGAACGACCCCCGCAAGAGCTACAGCTTCAGCGGCATCCAAAACACCAGCCGTCAAGGCGTACCGGTGCCCATCGTCTACGGTGAAACCATCGTTGGCAGCGTGGTCATCTCCGCTGGCATTGACACCGTGCAGGTGCAGGCATGACCATTATCGGCGCAGGCGGCAGCGGTGGCGGCAAAGGTGGTGGTGGTGGCGCTGCTCGCACCCCAACCACTGCAAACGACAGCCTCGACTCAACTCAGTATGCCCAGGTCATCGACCTAATCAGCGAAGGCGAGATCGCTGGATTGAAAGATGGCTTCAAAAGCATCTTCCTTGATAACACCCCGCTGCAAAACCCAGACGGAACCTTCAACTTTCAAAACGTCACGATCTACACGCGCAATGGCACCCAGAATCAAGATGTCATCCCTTTTGCTGGTGTAATCGAAGATGAACGTCCGGTCGGCGTAACGGTCCGCAACGATGGCGCTGTCACTCGCACCATCACCGACTCACAAACTGAAGCAGTCCGCGTCACCATCACGGTGCCGCGCCTAGAGCGCATCACCAACGAGGGCGACACCGTAGGCGAAGCGGTCCGGCTGCAGATCGCCATCCAGTACAACGGTGGCGGCTTCACTACCGTCATCGATGACACTATCGCAGGACGATCCGGCGACCTGTACCAGCGCGATTATCTAATCGGTCTAGCTGGCACGTTTCCGGTGGATGTCCGGGTGACGCGCATCACGCCTGACAGCAATGACCTACGGCTAGCCAATGAGTTCTCTTGGTCCAGCTACACCGAAATCATCTACGCCAAGCTCGCCTATCCCAACAGCGCATTGGTTGGCATCCGCATCGATGCCGAGCAGTTCAACAGCATTCCCAGCCGCAGCTATCGGGTGCGTGGCATCAAGGTGGCCGTACCCAGCAATGCAACCGTTGATCAAACCAATGGCCGCATCACCTACGCAGGCGTCTGGAATGGCACTTTTGGCGCTGCCCAATGGACCAGCGACCCGGCATGGATTCTGTGGGACTTGCTAACCACTAGATACGGATTCGGTGAGCACATCACCGCCGCAAGCCTAGATAAGTTTGCATTTTTCTCCGCGTCGCAATATGCATCCGAGCTGGTGCTCGACGGCTTCGGCGGCTACGAGCCTCGCTTCTCTTGCAACTGCAACATCCAAACGCAGGAGGATGCGTACAAGCTGATCAACGACATGTGCAGCGTGTTCCGCGTGATGCCCTTCTGGGGCCTCGGCTCGCTGACCGTCGCCCAAGATAAGCCCGTCGATCCGGCCTACCTATTTACGCTGGCGAACGTCACCGAGGAAGGTTTCAGCTACAGCAACAGCAGCCTCAAGACGCGCCCCAATGTTGCCGTAGTAAGCTACCTTGACTTGGAGCTACGCGACACCGTATTTGAGGTAGTAGAAGATGCTGAAAATATCGCCAAGTATGGCGTCATCAAAACTGAAATCAGCGCCTTTGCCTGCACCAGTCGCGGCCAAGCACGGCGCATTGGCGAGTGGATTATCTACTCCGAACGCTACGAAAATGAAACCATCACATTTACAACCAGCGTTGATGCCGGTGTTGTAGTGCGGCCAGGGCAAGTAATTGAGGTAGCCGATCCAGTCAAAGCTGGCGCAAGGCGCGGTGGGCGCATCTCTGCTGCAACCACAACGGCCATCACTGTTGATGACGCCACCGACCTGACGGCATCAGGCGCTCAACTGTCGGCAATCTTGCCTGACGGCACCGTTGAGAAGCGCACGGTTTCATCCATCGCCGGCAATGTCATCACGGTATCGGCAGCATTTACCACTGCGCCAAATGTAAACAGCGTCTGGGTCTACGAAACCAGCAACATCCAACCGTCAACGTGGCGGGTGCTAGCCATCCAAGAGCAGGACGGCATTAACTACAGCGTCAGCGCACTATCGTATAACTCCAGCAAGTACGATTACATCGAGCGCGACCAGCCGCTACAGCAGCGCGACATAACAGACCTGAACATTATCCCCGAACCGCCAACCAATCTAGCCGCTACAGAATTGCTATACGACGGTGGAGGCATTGCCAAGAGCAAGCTTGTTATTGATTGGCAGCCAGTGCTAGCAGTTAAGGACTACAAGATCCGTTGGCGGTTTGGTTCCGGCAACTGGAATATCTTCACGATTTCGCGGCTTGACTTTGAAATCCTCGACACATCCCCCGGCGTTTACACGATTGAAGTCTATTCAATCGGCGCCAACTTAAGACCATCGCTGGAACCTGCACTACTGACATTCCAAGCATTTTGCAAGACTGCGCCACCCGCAGATGTAGTAGGCGTCAGCCTGCTTGCAATTGACGAGGCAAGCGCCATCATCAGCTGGGAGCGCGCCACTGAGCTTGACGTATTGCTAGGCGGCAAGGTGCTAATCCGGCACAACGTTGCGATTGTTACCCCTGCATGGGAGGACTCACAGGATATTGTGCCAGCGGCGGCAGGCAGCCAAACGCAAAAGCAAGTGCCACTTCTTGAAGGCAGCTACCTACTGAAGTTTGAAGATGACTTTGGCAACCGCTCTGTAAATGCCACTGCAGTAGTAGTAGACCTACCTACACCACAGCCCCGCTTTGCGGTGAAGGTATACGCAGAGGATCAAGAGACACCACCCTTTAGCGGCAACGTCACGGGGATGTATTACGACCCCGAGCTAGACGGGATTGTTATTGATTCTGGCCAGCTCATAGACACCATGGCGCTCGATGGCGACTTTGATGCCCTTCCAACTATTGACGTTATTGGCGGCGTCAATCCTGCCGGCGAGTACGAATTTGGTAGCTCATGGGATATGGGCAGCGTCTTTGACGTAAATATCAGGCGGCGTTTTGTGGCACGACCGATTCTGCCTGGCCAGTTATTTGATGACAACACCGCGCTAATCGACGATTGGCCCGAAATTGATGAAGACAATCTTGACAGGGTAAACGCAGAGATGTATGTGCGCACTACCAATGACGACCCCGCCGGCACTCCTGTCTACGGCGACTGGAACCAGTTTGCTAATGCCATCGTGCGCGGCAGGGGCTTCCAGTTCAAAACCATTGCCACATCAAGCGATCCTTCAATAAACATCCTGATCGACGAGCTTGGCGTGGAGATGGAGCTACAGCTATACACTGAGCAATCAGCAGTGCTTACTAGCGGCGCCGCCGCCTACGCCGCCACCTTTGCCAATGCCTTCTACCAGGCACCCAACATCGGCATTACGGCTAACAATATGGCCACTGGCGACTTCTTCTTGATCACCGCAGTGACACGCCTTGGCTTTACAGTAGAATTTAAGAACAGTGCTGGCACAGCGGTGAGCAGACAGTTCAGCTACACTGCCGTCGGCTACGGCAAGGAGATCTAAGCAGTGGCACAGCACGACTACATCATTTCCAACCAGTCAGGCGCCGCCTTCCGTGGTGACCTGAACAACGGCCTAGCTGCAATTGTCAGCCAAAACAGCGGGGCAACGCAGCCCAGCACCACCTATGCCTACCAGTGGTGGGCAGATACAACCACCGGCCTGCTGAAGATCCGCAACGCCGCAAACAGCGCCTGGATCACTGTAGGCACCTTGGCTGACGCCAACCTTGGCCTGCTGCCTGCTACAGGTGGCACCCTAACTGGTGCGGTGCTTGCAGATGATGCGGGCACTGCTGCCCTACCTGCTATTGCATTCGACGGCGATACCAATACCGGCATTTTCCGTAAAGGCGCTGATCAACTGGGGCTATCAGCTGGTGGCACTGAACGTGGCTTCATTGATAGCAATGGCGTCACCATACAAGCGCAAGGCGACCTGCGCCTTGCCGACTCGGATAGCAGCAACTGGGTAGCACTGCACGCCCCCACGACTGTTGCATCAAACATTACGCTGACAGTCCCCTCCACTGTCGGCACCGCCGATGAAGCGCTGGTCACTGACGGAACTGGTGCGCTTAGCTTTGCAAGCCGCAGCCGACTGGTGCGTGCCACTGCTGTTGCCACTACTAGCGGTACTAGCATTGACTTCACCAGTATCCCCAGTTGGGTTAGGCGTATTACAGTATTATTTGCATCGGTTAGTACATCAGGCACTAGCCCGGTTCAGATTCAAATTGGTGACTCAGGGGGCGTTGAAACCACTGGTTACACCGGAACCCATGTTTCAATTACTGCAGCCAATACCGTAAACATTACGTCTTACACATCTGGAGCAGTGCTTATTGGTGTGGTTGCCACAAACGTCCGATCTGGAAGCATGGTAATTACCAACATCGACGGGAATCAATGGCAATTTAGTTCAATTAACACAAACGATGATAGTGGGTTTTTAGGTTTTCTCGGCTCTATAAAAACACTTTCCGCAACGCTCGACCGCGTACGCCTTACCACCATCAACGGCACTGACACCTTTGATGCTGGTCTTGTCAACATCATCTACGAGGGCTGATCATGGAACGCATTGAAGTCAACGTTCAAACCGGCGAGCAGCGCACCGTCGCCCTCACCGAAGCGGAGATTGCTGAAATCCAGTCGCGGCCTCAACCGGAGCCGCCAGCTGTACTCACCCCCGCCGAAAAGCTTGCCGCCGCTGGCTTGACCGTAGCCGAGCTGCGCGAGCTGTTGGGGCTAAACTAATCCCAAAGAGATTACACCATGGCTAATCGCAAGATTTCAGACCTGACGTCGCTGACAGCACCAGCAACTGGTGACCTGCTGCCCATTGTTGACATCAGCGAAGCAGCGGCAGCCGATAAGAATAAGAAGATTACCTACGCCGAACTGCTGGCCAGCGCACCAGCAGGCTCGGCAGCAGCACCAAGCTTCAGTTTTGACGCTGACCCAAATACTGGGCTATTCAATCCAGCAGCAGACACGCTGGCATTTGCTGAAGGTGGTGCGGAAGCCATGCGCATTGACTCCTCCGG